GTAGCTCTCCACGTACACGCCGATGGCGCGTGTGCGTGTTCGGCCGCGGCGAGCACGCGGAGTGGTGCGAGAAGAGAGTTCCAGGCTGTAACCGCTGCCCACGGAAATGCGATGCCAAGCGCAAGCAAAAACGAGAAGCAAGCCAAGCGCCGAGCAGTCGCTAAGGGCGCGCTCGCCGGCAAGCCGCTCGCCGCGATTGCCAAGGCGGCGGGCTGCAGCAAGCGGCACGTCCAGCGTCTGGAACGTGAGCCCGAGACGCAATTCCTGATCGTTGAGGCCCTGCGGCCCCACCGCGCGGTGCTCACCAAGATGGCGGGCAAGGCCTTGCGGGTGATCGAGCGCGCGTTCATGGCGCGGAAGACAGATGGCGCGGATCGCATCGTGCAGTTGCGGGCGGTCGAGCGCTACCACGAAATGATGGACCTGGCCCAGGGTACGGCGAAGCCGCCCGACCAAGAAGACAGAGGACAGGTGACGTGGGAAGAGTTCGTCGTGATGTACCGGGCACGGAAGGAGACGCATGAAAGTAATCCGCCTGACAGTTCGCCTCTGGGCTGAATACACGCGCCAGGTGCGCGCCGGGCGGCATCTCCGGCCGAAGACGGAGGCGCGCTGGCAGGCGCAGGTTGACCAGCTCGTGATCGAGCATATGCCGCTGGCGGATAAGATTGCACGCCAGGTGTGGCGGACGTTCACGCGGGCCGGACAGGGCGGGTATTCCTCGCGGATCGACGTGGAGGACATGATTTCGTGCGCGCACATCGGGCTGGTGGAAGCGGCCAGGCGCTACGATCCCTCGGCCGGCGATTTCCCGCGCTTCGCCTACTTCCGCGTGCGGGGCGCGATCATCGAGCGCTACCGGCGCAACGCCTACCGCGACATGCAGCACGAATCACTCGAGCCGCTGCAGGCAGACGAACGGGACAGCCGGCAGCGCACCGGGATTCACGTACTGCGCGATCCCGGACCACTGCCCGACCAGTTGGTTGCCGAGCGCGAGCTGCGGCGCCTGGCGGCGGCCGCCATCGTCAGATTGCCCGACGACGAACGGATGGTGCTAGCCGAGGTACTGAGCGGAAAGGCGGCCGCGGAGGCGGCGGTTACGTTGGGCCATTCCGCGGCCTGGGGACGCGCCAAGCTGGCGGCGGGACGCGAGAAGGTCGCGGCGGCCGTGCAAGGGCGCCGGGCGGCGTGAGAGAAGACCAAATCTATACCGGTTTCCGGGACCACGCGCTGTTCTGCCGGGAGTCCCTGGTTGTCGAGAGCGAAGCGCGCGAGCTGCTGCCGATGGTGCTTTCGCCAGGGCAGATCAGGTTACGAGAAGCCATCGCCAAACAGCGAGAGCAGGGGCGGCCGGTGCGCATCATCTACCTCAAGGCGCGGCGCATTCAGGCGACCACCGGCACCGCGGCGGAGTTCTTTCACACGACGGCTTTTAACGCGGGCGTGCGCACCGTCGTGCTGGCGCACGATGCATCCTCGGCGGAGAAGATCTTCGACATTTACAAGCGGTTCCACACCAAGTACAAACCCTTCGCCGGGGCGATCAAGCTGCCCCCGTCGCGGGTACTCGCGGATCGGATCAGCTTCTCCTACGGGGGAGATCCGGAATCGGCGAGCATTCAGGTGCACACGGCCGGCAACATCGCCTTCGGCCGCGGCTTCCGCATCACGAACCTGCACTTTTCCGAGTATCCGTACTACCAGGATTCGCGCTCGACCCGCGCGGCGGCCATGAGTGCCGTGCCAAAGACGGCGGATACCGCGGTCATCATCGAGGGCACGGCGAAGACGCTGGGAGACGACTTCCACAAGATCTGGCAAGAGGCGGTGGACGGCGGAGGGAACGGGGAGTTTCTGCCGCTGTTCATGGGCTGGTGGGAACACCCGACGAACCGCATGGAGGTCGCGGATCCGCGCAAGTTCCAGGACAGTCTCAGCGCTGAAGAGCGCGAGATCATGGGCCGCTTCGGGCTTTTCTTAGAGCAGCTCATGTGGCGGCGCTATACCATCCAGAGCGATTGCGGCGGCGATCCCCAGATCTTCAAGCGGGAGCACCCGGCGACACCCGAAGAGGCGTTCACGGCGGCGAGCCGGAATCGCTTTTCGGTGCCCCACGTTCAGCGCATGCCCGTCCAACGCAACCCGATCATGGGCGAGCTGGGCATCGAGGAGACGGGCGTCGAGAAGCGCATTGTCTTCCTGCCTGGCGAAACTGGCCCGCTGCGCATCTATCGAATGCCGGAGAAAGGGCGCGTGTACGCCTGCGGCGCCGACCCATCCGGCGGCGCGGATGCCAACCAGGGCAAGGGGCGGCCCGATCCGGATTGGGCGGTGGCCCAGATCGGGGATCGCGACACGGGCGAACAGTGCGCCACGCTGCGACTGCAATGCATGCCGGGGGAGTTCGGCCGCCAGATCAACCGGCTGTGCCGCTACTACAACAATTCGCAGGTAGCGCTGGAACGCAACGGCGCCGGCATCGGCTCGCTGGAGGCGCTGCTCAACGAGAATTATCCGGCCGGGCTGATCTATCACCGGCTGGAGGCGTCCGACCAGGACCCCGGCGTGCGTAGCGACAAGATCGGCTGGAACACCGATGAGGTGAGCCGGCAGCAGCTCATCTCGCTGCTTGACGACGCGATCCGCCGGTCCTCCATATTCGTTCACGACCCGACCACGATCCAGGAGCTGCTCTGGTTTGTGATCAACCCCCGCGGCCGGGCCGAAGCGCAGCAGGGATGTCACGACGACTGCGTACTGGCCCTGGCGCTCATGGTGGTGGTGATGGCGCGCATGAGCCGTCCGTTGCCGCCGGCAGGAACAACGCCGGCGCCGGCGGTGATGCGGTACGGGCGCTCTGTCGAATCGGAGGGTAGAGGGCAACGTGTTCGATTGCGCTAACGCATGACTCAACAGGATTTTCAGCTCAAATGGAAGCCCGCGGAACTCTCGCGGATCGGCAACCGCGTGTTGCAGGACTACCGCGCGGCGCTCGCCGACCACAACCAGCACATCAACAAGTGGCGCGAGTACCTGCGGCGGTGGATCGGGAGCGTGGACACGCCCGTGGTGGGCGAAGAAAATGCCTCGAATGTTCCGGTGCCTTACATACGTTGGAACATTCTCACGAAGTGGGCCAAGGAAATGGATGGCCTGTTCGGCGACGACGCCGAGATCGTGGCGGTGCCAGTGGGCGCCTCGAACTATAAGACCGACGCCAAGGTCTCGAAGTATATGAGCTGGCGCGTGTTCAACAGCATGAAGCTGCTGAATAAGTTCTGTGTGTTCGTGGTCCGGAAACTGATCTTCGGGCGCTCCATCGCCTACTCACCGTGGGAAACGCAGACCTTTGAGGTTCAGGCGCCGCAGGGCCACGCTTTCTACACATGCGATAACTGCGGACGCGATGTAAGTGGGACCGATAAGGCGCCCCCCGCCGCGTGCGCGCGGTGCGAGGCTCCGATCTCTCAAGACGCTGAGCCGAAACCCGAGGGCACCGTCGTTGATTACGAAGGCCCCGGCTTCTACCCTGAGTGGCCCGACGACATCATCGTACCCGTCGAAGAGGTGGACTCCATTCACGATTTCTCGTTCGTGATCCGCCGGTACCGCGTTCGTCCCGACGACTTACTGAGGGGCGAACAGGAAGGGCGCTACCAGGGCATCACGGAAAACTGGGAGCAGATCCTCAACCTGGCGCAGAAGGGCATGCAGCGCGCCTGGGAAGGCGAGGAGATCAAGCTCGAAAAAGACGAGATCGAAGGCCTGCAGTATCAGCGGCCCTTAAGCTCCGGCGAGTGGGTGATGGTGCTCGAATGGTACGGGCGCTGGCGGCCGCTCAAGAAAGGCCCTCGCGGCGGGCAGCCCGACGCCTCGGAATGGGACACCAAGAAACGCGAGATGACCCAGCGCGAATTTGTGGTGCGCTACATCCTCGACCTCAACCTGGTGATCGGCGTTCAGGACCTCCAGGAGCTGTACCCGACTAAGAAGAAGCGCCGGCCGTTCGTCGAGTCCTCGATGTTCAAGGATGGGCGCTACTGGTCGGCCGGCATGGCCGAGCTGCTCATCGACCTCGAAGACGAGCTGCGCGCCAACCACAACCTGGCCACCGAAGCGGGGCAGTTCGCCATCCTGCCGCCGTTTGGCTACCGGCCGGCAGCCGGCGCGGTGATGGACCGCGTGAAGCTGGAGCCTGGTGTCGGCATTCCACTCGACAATCCGCAGACCGACCTGGTGCAGATCAAGATCAGCGCCAACATGGACGTGGCGCAGTGGAAAGAGCAATGCGTTCTGGCCTACGGCGAGAAGCTGACCGGCCAGGGCGACCTGCAGATGGGGCGGCAGTCGGATAGGCCTAACGCGCCGCGCACGGGCGTGCAGACGCAGCAACTGCTCGACGAAGGTAACGTCCGGATCTCGCTCGACACCAAAGTGCTCCGCGAGGACATGTCCGAAGTGCTGACGCACTTCTGGGACCTGGAGTACATGTTCGCGGGTGATCAGACGTTTTTCCGCGTTACCGAAGAGGACGCGGACGGCCTGTTCGAGACGAACAACGGCGGCGCGATGCTCACGCTTGAGGACCGCGACGGGCGGTATGACTTCCGGCTGGAGTTCGCGAACTCGGTTTATTCGCGCGAGACCAAGAAACAGCAGAACCTGGCGCTCTACCAGCTCGACCTGCAGAATCCGCTGGTGGTGAACAACCCTCCGGCGCTGTGGGAAGCCACCAACCGGGCCCACGAAGCGCTGGGCGACCCCAACTTTACGAGCATGATCCCCAAGCCGCCAGAGCCCGACGCCTCGATTGATCCCAAGGACGAATGGATCAAGCTCCTTCACGGCGAAGACATTCACGTCAACCCGCTCGATAACGATCTGCTGCACATGACGCGGCACATGAAAGACCTCAAGGCCGCGGAAGCGCAGCCGGGCGGGCCGACGGGCGACCCGGAAGCGCAGCGCAACCTGGTGATCCACTATCACGACCACCTGGTGCAGTTGCAACAAAAGAAGCTGCAACAGGCGGTGGTCGAGCAGGCGGTGCAGGCGGCCCAGCAGCTCGCGCAGTCCGGGCAGCCGCTGGCTTTCCCGAACGGGCTGTTTGGCAATGCGCCCCAGGAGCCGGCCGGCAATCCGCAGGCGACCGGGCCCTTCCTCTATTCGGGGCATCCGGAGGATCTGCATGGCAACAGCTAGAAGCCAGGGGGCACGTTTCGACTCGCCGGCGTACGACGAGCAGCGGAAGCTGATCGAGTCTCCGGCGTTTCGGCGGATCTGGTCGCGGATTGAGGCCGACCACACCCGCGCGGTAACGGGCTGTACACGCGAGGACGGCGAGATCCAGTTGCGGCGCGCGCAGGGCGCGGCCGCGGCGCTGGCCACGGTTCTGGCGCTGCCCGAGCAGATTTTAGCGGAGATGCGAGCGGGAAAGCGCTGAAGAGGCGAATGACGGCGCATGGAAGGCAAACACACCAAGCCGGAATTCATCCAGGTCGGCACCATGGTGCTCGCGGTCGCCCACATACTGCTCGTCGATTTCAGCCGCGACTTCGAAACCACGGTGCTACTGACGAACAAGAAACGGTACACGTTCCGCGGCACCGAGGCTGTCGGGCTACGGAAGTTCTTCGCGGCGCCGGTTACGCCAAACACCCCATGGAATGGACCCGCTCCAACACGATAGGGCTGTCCCAGGTCTCCTGCACGCGCTGCCAAGGGCTGGGGATGCGCCTCACTCACGGCGGACGGGACATTCCCTGCGAGTGCGTCTATCGAGCGATCTTTCGCGCGTGTCTAAAGGGGTTTCGAGAAAGCTTTACGGACGTCGGCGTCGTCAATTGGGAATTCAACTCCACGGGAAGCGGGCGGCGCATGTACGGGCGCAAACAGGAAGAGTTCCGGGCGGACTTTGCTCTCATCGGCCGGCGCGTGCTGTGTGATGCCGAGTACGAGATTTTTCGGTTTCACTTTCTCCTCGGCGCGGATTGGCGTCAGTGCTGCCGGAAGCTGCACATGGACCGGGGCACGTTCTTCCATTCCGTCTACCGGATCGAAGAGAGAGTCGGGCGGACGTTCGGGGAACTGAAGCCATACGCGCTTTACCCGGTGCTCGAATACTTCTGCTCCAGCATCCCGTCGGAGCGGGTCATGAGGATCGCGGCTTGAGCCCAACCTTGAACGAACATTTCTCCTTTGCGGATGTCGTCTACTACTGGCGTTGCGTCAAATGCGGCTACGAAGAGGCCGCACGACACCGGCACGGCCCAGGTCATCCGTTGTTTCAGCCTTCCGTTCCGGACGGCTGGAAGCAGTTCGAAGCCGGGTTTGTCTGCCCCAGCCACAAGATCGTAGTGCTGCTGGATGGAGAGGTGGCCGAGTGGGAATAGTCATCGCTGTCCGCTGCAACTTCTGCTCGCGCGAGCGGGCGCCCTCCTCGTGCCACCGCATGGTTTCCGGCCAGATCGTCTGCGAGTATTGCCTGAGCTGGCACATGCACGCGCTCGATGTGCTGGGCGGATCGACGCCGGCGGGCTGCCAGGTGTGCGAGAAATCCTGGGAGACGATGCGGGCGGAGTCTCCGGAGACCGAACTCGCCGTCCGCGTTCTCGTGGTGCAGAAGGATGGCATCTACCAGATGCTCTGCCAGAGCTGTGGCGGACCCTATGTTGAAAAACGCCCCGACCTCTATCGGGGCACTGAATTCGGAAGGAACACGTTGAAGCTATGAGTCAAACAGAAACAGTGGTCTCCGGCACTCCCGCAGCGGCGGCGCCGCCGGCAGCGGCCGTGGTAGCGCCTGCCGACGATGTGGCGGCGCTGAGAGCCAGAATCGCCGAACTCGAACGCTCGGACAAAGAGAAGGACAGCCGAGTCGCCGAACACGAGCGCAACGCTCAGTTCTGGTTTGAGAAGGCCAAGGGCGGCAAGACAGACGCTCCCAAACCGGCGCCCGAACTCGAAGCCGAGCCGGATCTGCTCGAACTCATCACGACCAAGGGCGCGAAGGGGCTGACGTCATACCTCAAGCAACAGGGCCTCATGACGCGCGAAGAGGGCGAGAGCCTGGTGAACGGCCGAGCGCATCAGCTCGTTACCGAGCAACAGCTCCGCAGCGACTATCCGGATCTGGCCGACGAGAAGAGCGATTTCTTCAAGGCCACCGCGCTGCATTACGGCGAGCTGAAGAAGCAAGGCGTGCCGGAGGCGACGGCCATGCGCCTGGCGGCCCGGAGCGCGGAACTGGACGGCATACGCGCCGGCAAGATCAAGACGCCGGCACAGCGCACGGCGGACGAGAAAACCGAACGCGAGGCCGACCGGAGGGCGCGGGCGACGGCTGGTGGCGGCGATCGCGGCGGGCGGAGTCCGCAGCAGGTCGAAGAGGATGACACGCTCAGCCCCGACGATCAGGCGGCGGTGCGGAACCTGGCCGACGCGCTGGATATCCCGCTCAAAGAGGCGGAGGAACGCTACATCAAGCGGGCCAAGGCGGGCGTGAACGTCTCACTGAAGCTCGACAAGGGGGGCAGGTAGATGAGTCAGATGAAAATCAGAAAACCGATACTCGCCACGCCGGCCAGCGAGACCGACGCGCAGAACCAGAAGATCCTGGCGGGTCGCCAGCAGCGGATTGAGGCCAACCGGCCAGTGCTGCCCGAGCTGGGGCTGAAGCTGCCGGAGAAAGAGCCGGAAACGGCCTCCGAGTTCATGGACGAGTTCGACAAGAAGGCGTTCGGCTACGGCGACCAGCCCACCATCACGAAGATCATCTGGGGCCCGGACCCGCTTGTGGACCACTCGCCCGAGTTCCGCGCGATGCTCGACAGGCACGGCCGTGAGGATCTGGCCAAGCTCTACGCCGAGGCGATTCTGACGAATGGCGCATCGGCTATGCCCGATCCGCTGATGGCGAAGTCACTCAGCCTGGCGGTCAACAAGTTCGGACGCGAAGCCGTGGCGGCCGCGTTCTGCGACCGCGTGTTGAAGATCCCCTACCGAACGGTAGAGATCGACGCCAGCGACACGCTGGACCCGGAAATTTTGGGATCCTCGGTTCTCTCGGAAACCGTCAAGCGGTACGAGCGGCCCGGTATGTGCTACTTCTTCTTCTCGCAACTGTGCGTGGACCGGCTGGGATGGCGCGGGTACACGCCCGTGCGGGACAACGGCGAGATCGTGCGCTGCGGCACGCTGATGCTGGGCGAGATCCGCAAGGACATCGTTGAGCAACGCGAGCGCCGCAACGCCAAGGAAGCGCACGACCGGTTGAGTGACATCGATGCGTCATTTGGCCAGAGCGCGGAGCTGCAGGCGCCGGGCGTCTCGCGGCTATCCGAGGGCGAGCAAGTCAGCGCACGGGCGGGCGTGGGTGGCGACGATCCCGAGGGATATCTCGGCCAGACGCGCGGCGCGGGGATCGAGATCGGGAAGGGCTAAGCGCTCCGAACATTTCCCAACCGGGCAGATCGTAGACCGCGGGCTCGTCGTCTTCGAACATCCACACACCCGGAATTTCGCCTCCGTTCCGGTGAGCGCGCTGTGTGGTAACTGGCGAATAGGCAAGTAGGAGGGGGCGGCTTTGGCCAATACCAACTTACTTTTCGGATTTCTGGCAATCGGACGCTGGGGGGGTGGGCCGATCTCTGCGCAGCAATACTCCAAGGGCACCGCGCACACACAGGCCATCTTCGTCGGCGACATCCTGGCCAAGGCGGCCACTTCGCTGGCGGCTTCGGATGCGGGTCTGCCGGTACCGGGCTGCACGAGCTTGCAGAACGGCACGCCGGGTACCACGCTGTGGCTCGGCAGCTCGATCGACTACGGCGCGGCGGCAACCAACACCTATCACTGGGTCTTCGACACGCCGGACACGATCTTTATCGGCCAGTCGAGCGACAACACGTCGATGACGAACGCAAACCACGCGGGCAAGCTGGTTCCGTTCACGACCGGCTCGGGCAACGCCACAACGCTCAAGAGCACGATGGGATTCACCGGCGCCTCGGCGGGCACGAGCACCGCCGGCATGGACGCGAAAATCCTCCGGGTTCACAACCGGGTGGGCAACGCCGAGGGCGCGTACGCGGTGTGCGAGGTCTTCATCATGAAGCACTTCTACGCCCAGGGTGCGGTGGGAGTCTAAGGGGCAAACATGGTTATTAGACAGAGTATTCCCGACCTTTACCTGCAGTCGATGCTGCCGGCGCTGGACGAGATCATCCAGGATCGCTACAAGCGGTGGCCGCCGCAGTTCCCGAATTTCTTCCGGATGCGCTCGACCAATCGCGGCATCGAGCAGACCACCGAGATGACGGGCTTCGGCCAGATGGCGGTGGTACCGGAAGCTGGAGCCGTGCCTTATAGTCAGCCTTACCCGGCGTTCCGTCAGACCTTCCTGACGGCGCAGTACGGGCTTGGCTTCAAGGTGTCGCGCCTGGCGCGGGACGACGACCGGCACGGCGTGGTGAACAAGTTCGCGAGCGAGCTGGGCGAATCCGCTCTCGAAACTCGCGAAGTGGTTGCGGCCAGCGTGTTCAACAACGGCTTCGGCGACACCGGCCCGGATGGCGTGTCCCTGTTTGCCACCAATCATCCCCTGGTGGGACCGAGCGGCGGCACACAGACCAATCGCGCGGCCGTAGCGGCAAGTCCCGACATGACCTCCATCGGCCTGGCGCTGACCGATATGCGCCAGACGGTGGACCACACGGGCAAGAAAAAGCGCATTCCGCCGAAGCAACTGATCGTTCCCTCCGCGCTCGAATTTGTAGCGGCCACGATGTTGGGAGGCACGGACGCCCCCGACACCGCCAACCGGGCCATCAACCCGTTCCGGCGCCGCAGCGGCCTGCCCAGCTTCGACAGTTGGGCGGTCTGGGACTACCTCACCAACATGAACGCCTGGTTCATCCAGGCCGACGTGTCACTGACCGAGCTGCGCTTCTACGAACAGGAAGCGTTCAACTCGATCCATGACGTGGACTTCGATTCGAGGACGCTCAAGACAGCCGGCTGGATGCGGTTTGCGGTCGGGTATTCGGCGTTCTGGGGCGTCTACGGAGTTTACTCCAGCTAGGAGGGCACGATGTCGGCAACACCAACTCGGACGCGGGTATTGGCCTGGCCCAACGGGGCGGGGGCCAGCGGAGCAGGTGTGGCGGGAGTTCCGCTCGCGGCCCAGGCGGCCTGCGGCGATACCACGTCGCACCTATTCGAAGCGTATGCCGCGGCAACGCGCAACGACGTGCAGGGTACACTGGTCACCTTTGTGGACCCGAGCGGCAACCTGTCTGTCAGCGGCAACGGCTCGACTCTGCTGTGCACCTCTCTGACCGCTATTTCCTCGGCGAACACCACGGCCGTGACGGCCGGAACCTTTGGGCACGCCAACGGTGTGATTCTAGCAGCCGCGCCAGGCTTGGGCTACCTGCTCGAGCTGATTTCCGCGGTGATGTCGTACACCTATGCCACGGCCGCCTATACCGGCGGCGGCAACATCAGTGTGAACATCGGCGCCGGCGGATCGGCCCTCACGGGTGTGATTGCGGCGGCGAGCTCGGTGGGCGCGGGGTCGAGCAACATCATCCAGTTCGTACCGCTCTCGACGGCGGGCTTTGCGCTAACCGCCAACACATCGATCAACCTGGTGGCGGCTTCGGCGTTTACGCAGCCAGGCACGGCGGCGGGCACGATCAAGGTTTTCACCACGTACCGGATCCACAAGCTGTAAAGCCATGGCGTCGCTCAAAGCAAGTCGGTCTCTGCTCGCCAGCGCGGCCCGGATGGCTTCGACGGCTACGGCTATCTTCATCGACCCGGACGCGGCGGCCTTGCGGCTCTATCTGAACATCACGGGTGCGGCGGCCGGCAGCGGCATCGCGCCGGTGATCCGGGGATACGACAAGATCAGCGGCGGAAGAGTGGAGCTTTCGACCGGAGGCGTTCCGGTCTCGCAAGTCGGCACTTACGCCTATGAAATGTGTTTTGCACCGGACCCGCCGTTTGGCAACATCCGCGAAGCGGTGAGCCGGACGGTGCCGTACCAGTGGGACGTGATTGTGAAGCACTTTGACGGCCTGAGCTACACCTATTCGCTCTCGGCCGAGATTCTGAGGTAACGGAGGAACCATGTTTCCAACTGTACGAGTGGGCCCGCAGATTCTGGCCGACGGCGATCTGACGCAGGAACGCGCGAGCAGGGACGGCTCGCTGGTCAGCATCAACGCGCACGGCTACTATCAGGAGCCGGTGTACCGCGGCAACGTGTTCACGATGGTGCTCGCGGCCACAGCTACAGGCAACGCCGCCGGCAACCTGGTGGGCGCCGGGGCGGCGGCCGCGGTACAGTTCGCACTGTTCAATCCGCCTGCCTCGGGCAGGCTGCTGGTGCTGCTGCGCTTCCGGCTGGGCGTCGTCTCTGGCACTCCGGTAGGCGGCCCGGTCTTCCACGGCTACTATGTCGGATCTACCAGCGTGGCCGGCACGGGCACGATTCTCAACAACGTGATCGGCAGCGGCGCGGCTTCGGTCGCCAAGGGATTCGCTACCGCGGCGCAAGCCGGAACGGCTCTGACGGGCGGCCCGGCGGTCCAGACGCACATGCTCACCAATTTCTCGACCACGGCCACCGCGCAGGCCTCGCCGTATCTGGTGAGCTGTGAGGACCTGCTCGACGGCGCGCTGATCGTGCCGCAGGGCGGGGGATGGGCGCCGCTATGGGCAGCCGCGGGCACTTCGGTGCTGTGCGGCTATTCGATCACCTGGGAAGAGATCCCGGTCTAAGGAAGGTATTTGCCATGTTTCCACCGGTACGAGTTGGGCCACAGGTGCTTTCGGACGGGGCGCTTGTTCAGGATCGGGCGTCCAAGGACGGTGCGCTGGTCGGGGCGAATGGGCATTGCTCCTATCAGGAGATGGTGTACCGCGGCAACGTGTTCTCGATGGTTCTCCCGGCGAGCAGCTCGACGATTGCGGCGGGCAACATTGCAGGAGCGAGCGCCGCTCAAAGCACGCAATTCGCCCTGGCAAATCCCGTCGCCTCGGGCAAGCTGCTGGTGCTGCTGCGCTTTCGGCTGGGCTACATTTCCGCGACCATGACCGGCGCGGGACCGATCTTCCACGGCACGTTGAACGCGGTGCCGACGCTCGCGGCGAGCGGCACGATCAAGAACAACGTAATGGGAGCGGGCGCGAACTCGGTGGCGCTCGGATGGGTCTCGGCTGGCGGCGCGGCATTGACCGGCGGGCCGGCTCCCGCCATCTTCATCCCGACGAACTTCGCCTCCACGGCTACTCAGCCGGCATCGCCGTATCTGGTTTCGACCGACGATCTAGTGGACGGCTCGATCATCATCCCGCCGGGCTATGGCTGGCTGCCGCTGTGGCAGAACGGTGGCACGTACACCGCGGCTCTGTTCGGCTGCTCGATCACCTGGGAAGAAATCCCGGTCTGACGGGCGAATAACCCGGTGTGAAGCTCCTCGGCTCGATTCTCCTGGCTGGCCTGGCCGCGTGCAGTCTCGACGGCCAGGCCATTCAGACCCAACCGCAGGGTAGCCCGCAGAATCAGATTTTCATCACGCCCCAGTGGCTCTACGCCAACAAGGTCCACTACGCCGGCACGTGGAGCGCGACGACCGTCTACAACTCACAAGATTTGGTCTTTGTGGGAGGTGTAGCCTACATCAGCCTGCAGACCGCGAATCTGAACAACAACCCAGCGGCGCTGGGTCTGTGGTGGGTTGCAGTGCCTGGGGGGAGTAGCGGCAATACATGGGGCTCGATCACCGGGACGCTGGGGAACCAGGCGGACCTGGCCGCAGCGCTTAGCGGGAAGGAGCCGGCGCTTGGAAATCCAGGAACGAGCGGATACGTCCTGTCATCGACCACTGAAGGCGTGCGTAGCTGGGTCGCACAGAGCGGCGGCTCGACGGGCGGGGTCCTGACCGTTACGCGCACAGATTCTACGGATCTCGCCATCGGCGCGAATTGCTCCCTTTTGACCCCGTGCAAGGTGCGGGTGGGAACGGATGTATTTGCGCTGTCGGCCCCTGCGACGGTGACCGTCTCGGCCGGCACGGGAATGGCATACATCTGGGTGGATTCGACGGGAACGATAAACGTCGGGCACAACCTCACCGCCACCTGCTCGGGAGCGACGTGTTCATCGGCGACGGAATTTCCGATCTCGGCTGCTTTCCCGGTCTGGTCCTGGACGGCCACCAGTGGTACGTGGAATGTGGCGGGAGGTACCGACTGGACGGCTACTTACGCGATTGACACGCTCCTCACAGCAGGATTCGGGATTACGCTGACGCCTGCCCCTGGCAGCATAGACATCAGCGTGGACAGCATTAGTGTTGAGTCGTATTTGGGTAATCCCGCGTCGGACGGCTATGTGCTCTCATCGACTGCGGCCGGCGTGCGGAGCTGGGTGGCGCAGGGCGGCGGGGGTGGAGGCGGAGGAGGCTTGAGTGGCACGTGCACCTGGTCGGCCATGGAGGCGGGCACCTGCGGCTCCGGGAATCTGTACGCCACTATGACGTGGGCACAGATCGAGGCTTTATGAGACGACTTCTAATCACGTTGATTTTGACGGCGATCTACGGGCACGCCCAGAGCGCCCCGCAGATCCCAAACACAGTGACCCTCATGGGAACAAGAGGGGCCATCAACACGGTTCTCGGACAGGTCGCAGCGATTGCATGCGCCGGCACGCCCGGCAACACCATGGGAGCGTATGGGCAGGAATGCCAGACCAGCACGGGAGCGCGCTATGCCTGCAACAACGCGGCCGGATGCACCGTGGCTGCGGATTGGGTCGCCATGGGGTCGACGGCAACCGACTACGCGCTGATTTTCGATGGCGCTACGACCACCCTGGCGGATGGATCGACCGTCGCCTGGACTTGCGGGACCGGGTCCGGAGCACAATGCACGACGTCGTGGACTGTGCCTGCGGGCGTCAATTGGGTTCGGGTGCAGATGTGGGGCGGCGGCG